TGTTCGATCGGAAGCCCACCATACGTAGTTGGAACGTGTGTTAATTACGTTCTTGTAATAGTTTGAACCACCATCAGCTAGCTTAGAGTCTGTAGCACGTGAAACCTGCTTGTAAACTTCAAGAACAGCGCCAGGAGAACCTGTGAAACCACCGTCTTCGTCTACAACAACTACGTGCATTTCATCGCTTGCTGCTGTGTTACCGTTTGATGCAACATAATCAGACTGACCAGGAGCAACATCGACTTGGTTGAAGTATTCCCAAAAACGAGTTACTGAAGTCGTATCTACGCTTGTAGCAATCTTAAGTGGCTGCGCTAGTGAAAGCGAGATAGTAGCAACACCAGTGTTTGTACCTGTTGTATTCTGAACAAGAACTGCGCCGACGTTTGTAATCTTAAGTGACTGCTTACCGATTGAAGAGTTACCTACTTCAATGAAATCGCCGACATTAAACTTAGCTGCAACGTTATTTGCATATGGAGTTGGCGTATCACCTGTAAGCACACCTGTGTTAGCAAGCGTAACTGTAGCTGTGTTAGATCCAACAGCAATTTCAATCTTTGTAGCCGCACCAAGGAATAGATTATTAGCTGTACCAGACACTGTGCTGCTTAGAAGGTTGATTGTTGACTGATACTGAGCAGCTGTGTCGCATACAGATACCTTTAGGGAGTTACCTATAGCACCTGGAGCGCGAGCAATATACTGAACGCTTGGATCAAACGAACCGTCTTTTACTTCATAGTCATCAACGTTCTTAACTGTATGCGCTGCGTTAGCAGAAAATGCGCCTGAGTTTGCAACAGCGGAGAACATTGTATCTGTATTACCTGCGCGACTTACGTAAAGTGCGTTTGAATAGCCAAGGAAGTTCGCTGCAGTGAACCATGTTTCAGGGTTGATCGAAGCTGGCTTGCCGAATTTAGCAACTAAATCATTTTCAGATGAAACGAGTACGCGTTGGTCGATTGGACCCCAGCGAAATACGCCAGCGAACGCGCCGACTGTTGTTGCAACTGAAGGAACGATCGTAGTTAGATCAATCTCAGATACGTTTACTCCTGGGCTGATTTGAAAACCACCACCTGAACCGAAATTTTGTACCGCCATTTAGCTCTCCTGTAGAAAGGGTTATAATTTGTTATATTATCTTGTATATTTATAAAATACCGGATTAGAAGAACTGAAACTCCTTTGAGGGGTTCTTGGTCAAATCTAAAACTTCGTCAAAATCTTCAGGATGGCCGGTCTCGATTAAACCGAATGGTATTAAATCGCTTTCAAGTTCAGCGTCTGTTTTATCTCTAAGCTTCATAAGTGTATTAATGTCTGTTAAGTCTTTAAAGTACTGCTGATCAGACAACCAACCAAACAATACTAGTCCCATAACAAGGTCATCATTCGCGCCTGTCTCAGCTTCGTATGATGTACCCTTTTTAGAGAATCTTGATAGCTCGTAAATAGTGTCATGGTCATTAATGATCAATTGACGCTGTTCAACGAGTAGTTTCAGCATAGAACAGCCGACTGCTTTAACAGTCTTCGTAGTTCTAACGCCGCGTTCTGTACCACCGTTTTTAGAGAAGCCACCTGAGATTCTCTTACCACGAGCACCTGCGTTTTCAGTATAGATGATACCTTCATACTCAAAATCGTAGAATAATGAGTCGGCAACCTGAGCACCCACATCATTAATCTCGACGAGTACTGTTGCATCGTTGTATGCTTTAGCCATTCTAAAGATCGTACCAGAATAATCGAGTGGCGTGACCATATTGTTCTTATATGTGCAAACCTGATGATAAGGCATTGTCGTAACATCGATTATACTGAAAGCAGAATAGTCGAGCCCTTTACCTCTGGATACATCGCATATAATAACGTATTGGTGATTGCCGGTTTTCTCTTTGTAAACCTTTAGTCCATCACGTGCTACAAGAGGAGCCTGTGCGGTTAGGGTCTTAAGCACCGCTCCAGAAATTAGCGTCCCCGATGACCCTAACCAAGCGCATTCGAACTCTTGTGCGAATTTTTCATGATCGAAGTCCATAGCAGCAAGAGTTTCTTGTCTCCACGTTTCATCACGACCCGGGACTTGTTGCCAAGGTACTTCGACGAATTGATATCCGTTTGTGCCTTCTTTAGCACCGGTACATGTTTTGTAGAAGTGATTCAGGCCGTTCGGCGTTGATGTGAATAGAATCTTTGTAGTTTCACCAGATGAAATCGTCGGGAAAACAGCAGAGAAGAACTCGTCCCAGTTCTCAACGAAGGCCGCTTCATCGATATACAGTAGGTTAACAGATCTACCACGAATAGAAGAAGAGGTAGTCGCAGCAGCAATAACTTTACACCCGTTTTCTAATTCGATCGACCCCTTATTCCAAGATACAACGCCCTGCTGAATCCAATCAGGAAGTGATTCATATGATAACTTAACACGGTCGAGAATTTCACGAGCTGCATCGCCTTTATTTGCTAGAAGAGCAACTAGCTTATTCTCGTTGAATAAGATGTAATGAAGTATAACGCAAGCCGCGGTTGTTGTCTTACCAGCCTGGCGACTAGTTACAACTGTAACACGTCTGTGATTCGTAATCTTTTCTACGATCTCTTTTTGATAATCGTACATTATAATAGGAATAAGTCCATGATCAACATGAACAATTTGAATATATTTTTCAGCAAAGTAAATTGGATCTTGAGCACACTTCATCCACTCTTGAACTTGATCAGGGGTCCAATTGTATACTCTTCTCGGTTTTTTGAGATTGATATTTCCGTTATATCCAGTTAAGTTGCTTTTATCAATCATTCTTATTTTTTCATATCTTCAATCATCTTCTGTAGCTCAGCCGTTGAGCCTACAAAGAGATTGTTTACAGTTTGATTATCACCACCTTCGCCTCGACTTGTATTTCCATTTAGTCGTTGCTTTTTCAGTTGCAAATCGGCTAGATTCATACTAATATCAGCTAGTGTCTTAATAGCGGCGTTGAGTGCTTCATATGCTTTTGGATGCTGAGAAGACTGAGCAATCTCGAGCATATCGTTAACAGCCTCTTGACTCTTTTCGAGAGCTTCATACAACCCGCCGCGAGCGGTCTTTGTATCTTCTACAATCTCTTCGTCGTTGGAAAGCTGCTCTTCTTCAACAATGGTAGGTAATTTATTACCCCACTGTTCTATATTTGATGGAAGTCCTAAGGCTTTATCTAGATCTTTTGACATTTATAAGTTTTCCGTAAAATCGATGATGAATCCGTAGTTGTCGTCCGAATTAATCGTGTTCGCAGCTACAGATGTAGGTCTAGGAGGGTTCGCTGTGTTAGCTTCACCATACCAATTTAATGGATCATTATTGCCATCTAGACCAGGTGTGATTAGTATTTCAACTGACGGGTCTGTATTCTGACGGCTTGCATCATCTACCGCAACACCAGCTGGTGGAATTAATAGGTTAATATCGATATGCTTAATGATTGAACCGCTCCCATCTAGTCCCTTTGTTGGTCCAAATAACCAACCCTTCATAGAGAAGTTAAGAGTCCAAATAAGCGCCCGTCTCTCAGTAAAGCTTCCTTCGTAAGTATCTTCAGAATTAATATTATCAAGCGTCAGAGGTACATCGTACTTAATATCTAGCTCTGGATTGATTTTAAGCGTCGCCGTCCACTCAGGAGTAAAGTATGGTAGAATCTGTTCGATAATATATGTACCATCTTCTGCGTTCTTGACCATAATAGAAAGCTGGAACTCGATGTTATATGGAACAGGAGCATACTGCCAGAACTTCTTATCCGGATCATTTGGATTAACCGCTGTAATCTTGTTAAGTGTCTGGCCTTTTCTAGCTGTGTCATAATATATATTAGTCATCTCAAAAGACATACGCGGTAGTTGAATTGCGATAGGGCGATCCAAATCAGGATTACTATCTACTCTTGCTAGAAACTTCTCTCTAGGTCCGTAGTTTAGAGGCACTTTCATATTCTGAATAAGCGTACCATTGTTGTCATATCTATTGAGATGGATGTTGTTAAACAAAGTCCCGAAGTATATAACATATTTTTTAATGGTCCCATGACCGAATGTGATACCGAACATTATGCTACACCCTTAGTTCGAGCGACATATGCTAATATAGAAGCTTTCATCTTTGTTCTTGTTTCTTCTGACACAGTACGCCCTTTTAATTTTTTAGAACGTTGTTCATTAATTTCAGTGGAAAGTATTTATTTCATACATTACCACTTGAAAAAGGATCGATAGTAGACCAATCAATAATATCATAACCAGCTGTTTGTAGCTCTTCATTAGTAGCAAATACATCACCAAGAGCTGTATCGAATGCTGTGTTAGATACAGAAGTATTACCTG